TCTCCTTTGTTCAAGCTCCCGATGAGTGCCGCGACTTTCGCTTCACTCAATTCGATTTCGAAGTGCATCTCATCTTTTCGGTTTCGATAATCTCCACCCCATTTGAGGCCGTACTTCTTAGCCAAAGCTCTAATCATTGGAACCTTCTCAGCTGGGAACGTGCCAGATTTGCCCAGTGGATGTTGCGTTGCGTTTAGATCGATGGCAGTGCCGGAGCTGTGATTGCTCAAGTTGTCAGTCGAGCCTCGTACCATGCGGAATGCATAACCCCAATCATCGAGCTTGCCTTCATCAATCGGCTCAATCAGCTCATGAAATTCTTTGCAGAATCCAGCAATCAATGGTGCAACGGCTTTCGCGCATCGCACCTTGATTTTTGTTCCCTCGATTGGAACGCTGATGATATGGATTTCAGCCGCATCTTTTGATGCTGGCCATCCGTTATGACTTTGAATCATTAAAGACCAAGTGCCTTCAAATCATCGGCAGTTAGACCCAATGCAGCCAATTTGGATAATGCATCTGCCTTGTCGGTTGCTGCTTTTTCTTCAGCAGCTTTTTGTTCTGCTTGAACAATTTTGCCTGCTTCGTAGTCGGCATATTCCGCATCCGTCATTTCGCGATCAATGACTTCATTAGTTTCTGTGTTGTGGATTCTTATCATTGGATTAGTCATTATTTCACTCCGTAAATTAGAACTGAACCTGCTGTGAAACTGCCGCCATCAGAAACAATATCGACCGAACTAATGGCACTTATTGTGCGTTGAAATCCGATAAAAGATAATGGCGCATTGTAGGAAGTGCCTGTAAAACCGCCCCATTGAGTTACTGGCTTCCAATAACTTGTATTGGCATAATTTCCAACCGTAATTGCAGCAACACCAACATTGCTTCCACTTAATCCATCACCAGCGTTGATTCTTAATTCTCCAGAACTGATTCCTGTATTTGTTATTGTTGTATTGAGCACCCAAGTTTGAACGCCTGAGAATAATGATGATGATCCGTTCAATCTAATTGCTCCAGCTTTGTTAGCACCAAGCACGACTATGTAAAGATTGACATAACTTGCAGAGATGCCTGTGATGCTTGTTGTAGTTGATGAAAGTGCAGTAGTGCTAAGCAACGTCATGCCGCCGCCCGTCGAAGGTGTCGCCCATTTCATTCCAGTGGCAGCAGTTGAATCAGCAGTGAGAATTGTGTCATTTGCCCCCACCCCGAGTCTGGCGAATGCTCCTGATCCTGTTGCTGGTACTAAATCACCTTTTGTCGTCATAGCTGTTGCCATTGAGTTTGTTACTGTTACATCGCCTGATGTGCCACCGCCGGAAATACCAGTGCCAGCAGTCACACCTGTAATGTCACCGGGATTTGCTGTTGTCCAGATAAAATCCATGTCGGTTGCTGAATTCTTTGCAAGAATCTGACCAGTCGTGCCACCCAGCAAGTCAGCCATTGATGTTGCAACAGCTTGACCAAAGACCTCAAAGTCTGCCGGCAAATCAGTGACCAAATCAGTCGCCGTCGGCATTTGCCAACTGAATGGTGTTGTCGGATTGCTCATATTTTCTCCTTATGCCACGACTAGGGCGTGTTCCCAGTCAAGTATCCCAGAAATTGTATTCCAAGCCTCAGCGACACTTACATCTTGCCATTGCATAGCTTGCAAAGAATATGAAAGCGGCGAGAGATTGAGTGAGACGCTAATTTCGTTGTATTGAGCTTGAAACGTCCAGCCCTCAACGAATCCCAAATAGGTTCCGGCCGACATATTCAGCGGCAAATCGGCAATTGCCAGCGGCATTCCCATGAACACGTTAATCAGTGAATCTCGGTCAGCATCATCAATCTCTGGATTTGTGAGCTGGTATGTAATTTGATTAAAGTTGTATTGCGGGAATGCTCGGAGCGTCAAATAGAAATCAGCCTGATCTTGGGCATCAGCCATGTGTTTCACTGTGGTCGTAAATATCTGGGCGAGTTGGCCATATAAGCCGACTGATGTCGTATCGGTTGCATCCACTTCTGACGTTGAATTTGTGCCATATTTCAGAGTTATCGTATTGCGCACATCGCCGGCGCGTTGCTGGATAGTCAGCCCAGCGCCTTGAGCATCGTTAGCCGAAAGATTGACATATCCGTTCGTTGCCAAGTAAATGGATCGATGCGTCGAATCTGCGTAAGAGATTTGGCCTTGAGCATTCTCGTAGATATAGCCCAAGCCGCTAGTTGCTAGAGCTGCAACAAGTGAATAAATATCTGTTCGGCTGGATGCTCTCTGTGCAAGCTCATAATTTCCTGGAGTATCAATTTCACCAAGTCCGGTATTTTGAGCATTTGCCCAAGTCTCGGTTGGGTCATAAGTATTCCACTGGAGCGCAGCTGGTACTTCTCCCCAATTGTTAAGCAGTAAATCTTGCAAGATATGGAGAATCTGGTCGCCGTCAAAGTCCTGAACCAAAGTGCCATCCGTCAAAGCCTTTGGCAATCTAGCCAATGCACCCAAGGCAATTATCTTGACCCGCTGGGCATAAGCCACATTTCCCAATTCGGCCACTGAGATGGCCACATCGACAATTGAACCCCCAAAGATTGGGATGAATGTAGCTGTCGAATCTTGCAATTCAATGGTCAATGAATCATTGATTCCAATAATTACATTTGATTGATCTAAATTGATAAGTTCAATGTTGGTGTAACCGGCTTGAGCCTGCTCATAGATATTAGTTCGCCCAGATGTAATGGTCAGATTAGACAAGATGGCAGTCTGATATTCATTGCCGCCAATCGTGACTCGCCATACTGGATTAAAGACTGTCATATTGCCTGCAAGTTTGATGCGCCGCCTGTACCGCGGAAGTATGAATCATTAAGTGTCTCCACAATCGTGCGAGCTGTTCCCTCAGCATCGATTGCGCCATTGACTGTGATGTTGATTCGCTCCGACGTTGAAAGCCCGCCAGTGACCCCCAAGCGAGCCGCTGCCGCTGCTTCTCTGGCATTGCGTAGGCGTTCCGTCTCAGCTTTGAGTTCTTCGCGTCTCAGAATTGCAGCTTGCATAGCTGGTGAATATGCGCCCAATGGTGCGCCCGTAAAGGTTCGCGGATCATTGCCGCCGAAAGTAGTACCACCGCCGCCGCCAAATGGATCACCAATATCACCACCGATATTTGGGTCAAATTCTGCTCCGCCGGCTTTCAAGCCTTTGGAGTTATCTCCACCACCAAAGAATCGAGTGACTGGATTATCTGTCATGAGCTTGATAAATGCTTTGACTGCATTAATGACGTTGGTGACTGCTGTGACAATCTTTGCAAAGCCAGAAATGGTGATTGAAATAATTGTGCCTAAGACACTGAATGCGCCTTTTAGTGTTGTGCCGATAATTGGAGCCAAAGTATCTCTTGCAAATTCTCCGACTGCTTTCATGAAATCTAGCAATGGCTCTAATTCTTCGGTGTTATCGGCAATGGCTTTTTGAATCTTCTCAAATGCACTACGCAATCCATTAATGGCTGGCGTAAGAATTGACATGAATATCGGAACCAAGAAATCATTGATGAATCCCCAAATGCCTTTGAAAGCTGGGAGCAATACTTCTTGAATATAACTTCCAAGGAATTTGATTACTGGCTGCAACTTTGGCCCGATTTCATCTGCAAATTTCTGAATGGCTGGCACGACATCCTTGACGAAAGTATTGACCATGGGTGTGATTGCATCGAGTACGAATGAACCGACTGACTCTTTGCCTTCATCAAATGCCACATTGAGACGAGCCATCTTGCCGGCAAATGTGTCGGCTTGTTCTGATGCCTGATTCTTAAATGTGTCACTGAGTTTGGCTGTAATTTCTTCAAATGACATAGTTTTAAGCTCTGCTGCACTAATGCCGACGCCCAATTTGCCAAGAGCTGTGTTCTGGCCTTCGGCACTCTTTGCAAGCGCGTTTGAGACGGCCTCTAAACTTTTGCCACTGCCCGCAGAAATATCAAGCGCAAGAGACTGCAATTCTTGAGCCTTGGTCACATCCTTGACGCTTCTAAGCAAGCGATCTAGCGATGGCCTCAACTGGTCGTCTGTGATTCCATTGGCCAAAGATGTCTTGAGAATATATTTCTCAGTTGCAGCAATCTGGTCATCAGTTGCTCCAGTTACATTCTTGAGAGTGTTGGCAAGCTTGGCTTGAGCTGCTTCATCGGCAATGGCTGATTTGACGCCATCAATGAGCAGCTTGGATGCGTAAGCAGCTGCGGCAATGCCGGCAGCCGCAAATGCTAATCCGGCTTTCTTACCAAAGTCTGAAATCTTAGAGCTTGAGCTTTGAACGTCATTGTTAGCTGTATTGAGCGACTTCTTGAGTTGATCTACATCAGCCAGAATCGAGAGCTTGAGCGTTCTACTTTGTCCGGCCATTACCACTCCTTCAATATCTCAGTGAAAGCATTTTCCCACTTGGCAATGATATTTGGCTGCTCGGCTCGCAGAGTCGGATATATGAACCAGCCTTTTGAACCTCGGCCTTGACTACCAGACCAAATTGGAAATTGCTTAAACTTGTTAGATCCGAATTCGTAACCGCCCCAAAGCTGTTGAGTTGTGCCACCGCCAGAGAATTTCTGACTGACAAAGCCAAATGACAATTCTCCAATCTTTGAAGATTTGGAGACACGTGAGCCGGATGCAATTCTGTTCGCCGCATCATTAGGCCGACGACCAGCAGCTTGAACAATTTTGCCTTGGACGTAAGTGGCTAATCCGCCGCTGACGACTTTGGCTTGAGCAACAGCTTCTGCATCCATTGCTTTGAACGCGGCAGTAACACGACGCAAGTCGGATTTGTCATAAGCAACTTGAAAGTCATCCGCCATGTTGCTGCTCCAATATCTCAAAGGCCGTAAGAATCTGCTCCGCC